GGGTTACGGAAAGCTACGCGTCATGAGATTGGATAGCAGAGGGAGCCCATGCATCCTGCGCTGCTGCCTGCGGCTCCCATATTCGCGCATCTTATGGTGCCGTTCGGATTGACGACGAGCATTCGTGACGTCTGCCCGTTCGTCACGCACACCACTCCGTTGACCTCGATGGGTGGCCTCAGTCCGACCGGCAGCGTGTATTCGCATTGCACGCTGCTCCAACTGTCACCGGCGAAGGAACCGGAGTATTTGACGAGCATCATCATGCCGGTGCGGATGACCGTGAAACCCTTCGCATTGTACAGGGTTACGGAATCCCACAGCTGGCTCATCGGAGGCAACTGCTTGACAAGCATGACAGGAGTGCCGGCGGTAATGCCACTGATCGGAATGCGGGCGATCGGAATCCATACGGTGCCGGAATTGTTCAGGATACTACCCGACGGCACCGTGGGGTCAGCCGCCGTGCCACTGGTGGCGGCGCCCTTCAGCACCGCGAGCGCGATCGTTTCGATGTTTTTCGAGTCTCGTGTGTATTTCACGCAGATTAGGTCGTTGCGTTTCTGTCCCGTGACTCCGCTTTCGATGGTGACGGTTTCCGCGGCGGTGACGCGTGCGTATCGTCCTTCGATCACGAGATTGAGGACCGGGACGAGTGCCTTGTTTGCTGACTGCATGGTCACGGCGGGGAATTTGCCGTCGCTGCCCTGCAGTAGGTAGTTGCCGTTTCCGACCAGTCCGGCCTGCATGGCTCCTTGGTCGCTGGATGTGATGTGCGGAGCGCCGGCCTTGCCGGTGATGAGATTCATGGTCATGGTCATTCCTTCCTGTCGATGTTTTCAGGCGGTGCGCTGGTAGATGTGTCCTGGAAGGATGGTATTGCATTCCTTCCAAGTGCCGCCGTAGGTGGTTCCCGGATTTGTTGTGGCGGTGGTCCAGTAAAGGGAGCCGACCGGGTGGGCGGCGATGAACGCCTGGCTTGCGCTCATGCCCGTCTCGCCCTTGTCGCCCTTCGGGCCGACGAGGCTTGTGTTCGAGACTGGCTTGAACGTCACGTTTTTCCCGGTGGCTGTGATCTGTGCGTACATCAGGTTCTTGCCGCCGTTGGTCATGGCGAAGAAGTATTCGCCTACGGTCGGGGCACGGTTGAAACTGAGTGTCTGCCAGTCAAAATCCGAGCATGCGGACGTCCAGTATCCGGCTAGTATGCGTGTGATGATCAAGGCAGGCAACCCGGTCTCGCCGCGTTGTCCGGCCTCTCCTTTCGCTCCGGTGGCCCCGGTCGCGCCAGTGGCGCCGGCAGGGCCCTGCGGTCCTTGCACTCCCTGCTTGCCTTGCGGTCCGGTGTCGCCCTTGGGGCCTTTGATGTTGCCGATCAATAGTCGCGCCATGTGTCACCTTTCCGGAATGTCCACGTACAGGTTCCCGCTCTCGGAGTCCCAAACAAACGAGGGTGGGTTCGTGTTGTCCGGATAGTTCACGTACAGGTCGCCGTCGCCTTCCATGCTGAGCGTGAAGAAGCCGTTCGAGGGAGCGGATACGCCGCTGTCGCCCTTGTCACCCTTCTCCCCTTGCGGGCCCTGGATGCCTTGGGAACCTTGGATGCCTTGTCTGCCCTGGGGGCCGGTCGCCCCCTGTGGACCCGTGGGACCCTGCGGACCTGTGGAACCCGTCGGGCCTTGCGGTCCCGCCACGCCGATCGCGCCGGCATCACCCTTATCGCCTTTCTCGCCGCGTATCCCCTGCAGTCCCTGCGGACCTTCGGGACCGGCGACGCCTTGCGGCCCTCGCTCCCCGGTCGCTCCTTTCTCTCCCCGAGGACCGGTGGGTCCGGTCGCTCCGGTGGCCCCCTGTGGTCCTGTGTCACCCTTGTCGCCCTTCTCCCCTTGCGGACCCTGATCGCCTTTCGGAAGCCCCAAATTCAAGGTTTTGTCGCTGCCGGCGCCCGTGAGCGACGCGCTTGCCTGTGCGCCGGGGGCGAGCGTGTCCACCGAACCGATTTTCAGGCCGGTGATGTAGTCGCCTTTCGGCTGTTTACCCGACAATGCGTTGTTGAGCGAGTCGATGTCGTTTCTGGTCACGTCGGCGCTGAACGTCCAGGCGTCGAGTTTGAGGCCGGCTCCAGCGTAGTAGGCGTGGCCACCATCCCCGATGGAGGATTCTCCGCTGTTGCCGCCGGCGCTGGCACCTCCGGATTCGTAGGTGACGGTGAGCACGCCTCCCGAAACCTTGACGATCTTCTTGGAGATCTCGGCAGTGACGACGAGGCCCGTGTTGTTGTCACGACCCGTGACCAGGTCGCCAACGTCCGCGTCGATGCCGTCGGGAATGTCCACGTCGATGGTGCTGGCATTCCGAAGTTCCTGGAATTTCTGCCTGCCCTTGTCCTCGAGCTCGTCGGCTTCGGCGTTGGACAACTCGTATGTGGCGGTGCGTTCGTCAAGCCCTTTGAGGGTCTGCGTGTGGCTGAACGTGCCGTTCGCGTCGGCGTACCAGTGGATGACGGTACGGTCCTTGAGTTCGCCCTTGCCCAGGCAGATGAGATGGTTGATAGGGTGCGCCGCCTGTTTGGCGGTGAAGTCGATGAGGTCCGAGTCGATGCTGTCGCCGATCGTGCGGACGGGCATGGCGCTCATGGCCACCTTGTCGCCGTCATTACGCAACCGGAGTTTGAGTCCGCTTGCCCTGAGCATCTTGACCAGACCGCTGTACAGGTCCACGTACCGGTCGAACTGGCAGGTGGTCTTGTGGTCGGCGCTTTCTTCGGTGACGGTGAACAGGCCTTGCAGTCCCGCACGGCTGACGAGCGTGCGCATGATGACGGGAATCGTGCCGGACAGGGTGAGGTAATCGTTGTTCCTGTCCGGTTCGATGATCTTCGAGGCGAGCACTCCATGCCAGTCGCGGCCATGCCATGTGACGGTGGACAGGCCGCCGTCCACGTCGACATCCGTGTCGTCGATGATGCCGCCATACTCGGTGCCGTCGATCATGATGCGGCTTCCCGCCTTGAGCGCGGCGTCTTCGACCTGCAGGTCGAAGTCGTTCTCCCCGCTGCCGAACGCGAGGTCGAGCGTGTATGAGGCGTGGCTCGCCACGGGTTTGCCTGTGGCGTCGGTGACGATCAGGTCCATGGCGGTTCGCTCCTTTCCTCGCAGACCGTCAAGTCGAATTGGAATCCTCCCGGCCAGCTGACCGACTGTGTTCCGGGCGCGAGCGGTTGGAACACGTACCGGCCGGAATCCTTGCCCGACCCTCGCACGGCCTGCGCGAAGCAGTTGGTGGCGAGCCCGGTGCCGCTGACCATGGTGACGGTCCTGACATCGCCGGTGCCGTCGATTTCCAGACGTGAGCCGGATGGTACGGTCACGTCGACCTCGTATCGGTTGGTTCCGATGATGACGTACGGGTTTGTGCACGGTCCGAATATCGTGAGTTTGACCGGCTGCGGGATGGATGTGTCGTTGACGATCTCCGCGCCCAATGCCATGCCGGCGAAATCATGCGGATAATCATATGGATAGTCAAGGTCGGCGGTTCCGGAATCGTATCGTGGCGTGAAATGCGTCATGGTCGGACGGCGCCACACGCCATCGGCCAGCACGATGGTCAACTGTGTCTCGACCATCGTGGGCGTGATGGATTGCGGTTCGCTTTTCGTGATCCACGCTTTGGCTTCCCATTCGCCGTCGGCGATGAGCGTGCCCGGGTTCCCGGATGCCATGTCGGCGTCCGAGAGGCGGCGCAATAGGTTGAGCGTCTCCGGAGAATCGTGGATCTTCACGGTGACTGTCGCCTCGCGTGCCTTGCGGGTGATGCCCGTCATGCCGCGCGAGGCGAGGCTGTAGTCCCAGATGCGGGCGCGCAGTCCGGTGAGTGTCTCGCCGTAGAGCGGCCCTTCGAAACCGATCGACTCGCCTGTTGCGCCGCTCACGTAGCTCAGGGTTCTCATGCCACGCTCCTTACGAGTCTTGCGAAGTCACGTTGGGTGAACGGCCGGTCGTCGGCCGTCGCCGCTTCGACGGCTTCGATCAGCGTGTCCATCCTGCCGATGACGGTTTCCAAGAGTCTGTCGGAATCCGATGGCGTGGCCGTGGTGACGTTCAATCGTCCGGTCTTCGCCCAGTCCGTACCGTCGAGGCTCATCGTGGAGACGAGCGAGTCCATGGACCGGTTGACCACGGCGGCTGAATCATCGATGCCCAATGCCATGCCTCGGCCGATCATCACGCCGACCTCGTCACGCATGAGGCGTGACGGCGAGTGGATGCCGAGTTTGCTTTTGACAGCGGAGATGGCGTCGTTGACGCCGGAGAGCAGGCTCGACGCGATGCTGCCGATCTTGCTCTGGATGCCGCTGACGATGCCGCTGACGATGTTCGCTCCGATGCTGAGCATGCGGCCCGGCAGGGAGGAAAGGGTGCTGACGATGTTCTGCACGAACTGCTTGCCGGCCTGCGACGCCTTGGTCCCCATCTGGGACGCCCAGTTGGCGACGCTGGAGATCGTCGCGGACAGCCAGGAGCCGATTCTTCCCGGCAATTGGGCGAGGAACGTGCCCACGCTCGTGAGGAACCGGCTGCCCGCCTGGATGGCCTGCGATGCCATGTTGGAAACCCACGCCGAGGCTGAGGCTACGGCTCCCGCGAGCCAGCTGGCCACATTGCCGGGCAGCTGGGTGAGGAACGTGCCGACGTTCTGCAGGAACTGCGTACCCATCTGTAGAGCCTGCATGGCCGTGGACGACACCCATGCGCCGATGCTCGCGGCTGTCGAGGCGAGCCATGCGGCCACGTTCCCTGGGAGTTGGGTAAGGAACGTGCCGACGTTCTGCACGAATTGCATGCCCATCTGGAGAGCCTGCGCGCCGAACGCGACCGCGTACAGCGCGATTGACGTGACGGTGTAGCCGAGCCAGTAGGCGATCGTCTCTGGCAGGTTCATGATCGCGTTGGCGAGGTTCGTGAGGAACTGTTGGCCGGCCTGCAATGCGGACTGGCCAAGGCTCACGGCCCATGAGGCGACGGCTGACGCTGTTCCGGCGAGCCAGCCGGCGATGTTGCCGGGCAGTTGTTGGAACCATTGTCCGACACCTTGGATGGCCGACGGGAGCGTCGAGGTGAAGAACGTGACGATGGTCTGGCCGATGGAGACGACCGTGCTCACGGCCGTCTGCCATGCGGATGAAAGGAACGACGTGAACGACGCCCACATTTGACGTCCGGTATTGGTCTGGGTGAAGAACCATGCCAATGCGGCCACGACCGCACCGATGGCTACGACGAGCATTCCGATAGGATTCGCGTCCAAAGCAGCGCTGAACGCCAATTGCACGGCAGTAGCGGCCTTGGTCACCGCACTCCACGCCGATTGAGCGGTCTTGACGATGTTGAACGAGCCAGCGAGTTGCTTCAGACCGCCCGTCACACTTCCCGCGGCGGAGATCTTGCCAATCAAATCGAACGCGGCCGTAGCGGTCTTCTCCACACCGGAGGCAGTCGCGGAAATGGCCTTCAGTCCACCGGAAATTGTCTTCAGCCCGGCCGAGACGATATCCCAGCCTTTGACCGCGAGCAATGCGATGGTGATGGCTTTCAACGCGCCGGACACCAGTGCGCCGTTCTGCTGCGCCCACTGTCCGACCGACTGCAGCCAGCCTCCCACCGTCATGAGCACGCCGGTCAAAGTGTTCAACAGTCCGGCGAAGCTCTGCGCCGCGGAACCGGCGGTGCGCGCGCTGTCGTTGAAGCCGAAGGCCTGCGAGACCGCGGCCGCCAATCCGGAAACCAGCGAGCCCAATCCGGAGATGACGCCGGTCAGGCTTTCAAGGAACGGCTGCAACGCGCCCGTCTCGATGAACTTGTTGACGAACGTCTTCGCCCATCCCGCCGCGTTCGACAACGCCTGCGCGACCGAAGCGACCACTCCCGCGAGCGCGCCGGCGGTTGTGGAGAACATTGTGGCGGCTTCGCCGCCATTGTTGAGTCCGCCTATGAGTGATGTGATTGCGTTCCAGAGGCCGGTGAGTTGGCTTTTGAGGCTGGCCGTCGCCGAGGCGAGCATCTGGAAGCCGGGAATGTTGGAGATCGTGTCGCCAAGGTTTTTGAGTTTCGCCTGTGTGGCGGGTATCGCGTTCTCGAGGCCTTGTTGGAGTGCCGCTCCGACTTTTTGCAGGGTTGGTGTGACGGCTGCGGTGAATGTGTCGATGAGTGGGATGGCTTGGTTGAACAGGCCGCGCAGGCCGTTGAGGACTGGTGTGGCGGCTGTTTCTCCGAGTCGGCTCAACGCGGCTTTCACGTTGGCCAGGGCGCCGGTGAATGTGGTGCCTGCGGATAGTGCGGCTCCGCCTAGGCCTTCCTGCATGGCGTCGGCGAAGGTTTGGAAGTCGATTTTGCCGTCCGAGACCATGTCGGACACTTCGGCGCTGGTCTTGTTCAGATGCTTGCCGAGCATTTGGAGGACGGGGATGCCGCTCGACATGAGCTGGAGCATGTCGTCGCCCTGGAGTTTGCCTCGGGCGGCGACGGAACCGAAGATCATGCCGATGTCGGTGAGGCTTCTGCCGCTGATCTGCGCGGTGTCGGCCACGGTCTTGAGGACCTTGGTCAGGTCCCCGCCTTCCTTGATGCCGGAGGCGGACAGGCTTGCCGCGACGGTCGCGGCGTCACCCAATCCGAACGCGGTGCCCTTGACGGACGCGAGCGCGTCGTTCATGATTTCGGTGACGCTCGCGCTGTCGTGGCCGAGGCCTTTGAGTTTGGCTTGCGCGTTCTCGATGTTGAGGGCGCGGGTGAAGCCGCCTTTGGCGGCCAATGCGGTGATGCCGCCGGCGAGGGTGGCGATCGCGCCGGTGCCGACCTTGCCGATTTTGCCGAATGCTCCGCCGATTTTCGAAATGAGGGTGTTGGAGCTTTTCTTGGAGGCTTTGTTGACGGCGTCGCCGATGTCGCCTTCGATGCTTTTGCCGAATCCTTTGCCGGATGGTTCGACGTGGACGTATGCGACGCCTATGTCCTGTGCTGCCATCGTGTTTCCTTATTCGTAGGTTGGGATTCCGATGGCGGTCGGAGTCAGAGGTCGTCGTTGATGTGGAAGTAGGCTTTGAGCCGTTCCCTGTCCTCGCGTTGACGGCGGGTGAGGTTGTGTGCTGGGGTTGGCGGGCGGAGCGGGTCGTGCTCGTGGTCGAACCATGGGCGTTTGCGTTGTCCGGACAGCGTCCAGACCGCCTGTTCGGCTCCGTCGGGTGCGTAGACGGCGTTCTGCAACGCCATCCACGAGTGGCTCGTGTGGTCTTTGAGGATTTCGCGGGTCAACGCCCAGGCAAGTCCCCAATCGACTCGTGGACGTTGGCCTTCAACCCATTCCCGGAAGCGTACGGGCCTGTAGATCTGCCCGTACGCTCGGATCCAGTCGTAGGCTAGTGCCGCGCGATTGTTGTTCCAGAGGTGGGCGAGGTAAACGCTTTTGGGTCCAGTCCGGATTCCTCGGCCCACGCCTTGATGGTCGCGGTGAGGTAGGCCATCGGACGTTTGGTCTTGCGCAGCACGTTCCAGAAGTTCGGCTGCATCGTCTGGAAGTAGGCGAGGAACGTGCTCACGCAGGCCGTGGTTTCCTCGTCGGAGAGCATTGGCTTGCTTTTGACCAGGAGGATGGCCTGGACGAGTTCGATGGGCAGTTCCGCGTTGTTGAGGTTCGGCAGGTCGAGTTTGACGCCGGCGACCTCGAGGTGCACGTCGGGTTTGAGCTCTTCCGCTTCGGTCAGGTCCACGTCCACGACATGGTATTCTTTGTCGCTCATGTTGGCTCCGTTCTAATGGTTGGCGGTTTGATGTGGTGGTCCCGTGCGGTCGACCGCCATCGGCCGCACGGGAAGAATCAATGGTTCACTTGGCGTCTTCGGTGACGAGGCCCCATACGTGGAACTGCTCGCCGTTGGCGCCCTTGAGCATCTTGAACGTCATGCTGAAGTTCATGATCTCGCTGGATTTCAGGCTCACGTCGTCACGGTCGCTCACCTTCGCGTTGGTGCCGTACAGGAGGAACGGACGGTCCTGCTGGTCGAGCGCGACCAGCACGAGGATCCACTCCTTCTTCAATCCGGCGCCCTTGATGCTGATGCCGCCGTCCGTTTCGACGTCCACGTCGAAGTAGGCCGACACCACATCCTTGCGGCCCTCCATGGCGGCGAGCTGCAGGGTCCAGTAGCCCGGATCCGTGTCGGACAGCACGATGTCGCCGTTGTGGGCCTTGTAGTCGGTGCTGTCGCCCGGTTCCGGATGCAGTACGGCGCCGTCCTCCGTGGAGTAGCCGATCGGCTTCTTGCTTGCCGGCGGGGTCCAGGCCACTCCGGTCGGAGCCACGAACGTGCTGTCGCCCTTGGGGAACAGGAACAGCGCGTAGTTCTTGATCAGGCGCACGTTGCCTGCGGTGTTGCCGCTGGACACGTACCCGTAGTCGGTCGCGCCCTGCGCGGCCTGCGCGCTGGGCGTGGATGCCGCCTGCGCGGCGACGGTGGTTTTTTCGTTGTTGTCAGACATTCGTCTGCACCTTTCCGTTCTTCGCGTGTGGCGGCACGTTGTCTTTTGTTGTGTTTCAGTTGACGGTGACCTCGAGCAGGAGCACGCCGTACGCGCACACCAGCCTCTTGTCCTCGTCAGTCATGCGTACCGGCCCGGATTCGAGTGACGCGTCGATGAGCGGCGCGACGTTTCCGAGCCCGATGATCTCCCTCGCGATGTCGGCCCACAGGCGTGCGGCCTTGTCCCAGTCGCCCGTATGGTCCTCTCTCATGCATCGCACGCTCAACCGCAGCCGCACGTACTGCGAAATTGGGGTGCTCATGCCCTGCATGGAGTCGGCCAGAGTGGCTTCGGTGAAGGGCGGTTCGAGGTCGGCTCGTTCGATGGTGTCGAACGTCACGTCCGGGAACAGTGTCCTCAGTTTGGGCAGGAGCAGCGGCTCCGTGCGGCGGGGAGTGACCGGGATGCTCATACGCGCATCCTTCCGAGCGTGTCCTCCAGCGTGCCGTGCGCCTTCTCCACCGGTGCCGGGCAGATGATCGCCACGCCGCTACGGTTCTTGCCGTCATGGTCGCGGACCATGCAACGGTCATCCTCTACGGCGGCCTCGGCCGCGTCCCTCATGCGCGAGCGCAATGTCTCGTTTTTGAGGACCTGTTGGCTGAACGCCTTGCGGTTGAATACGAATCTGCATCGTTTGGCCATGGTTTATCCTTCCCGTTCGCCTACGGTGATGACGTCGCCGATGTGGCGTCCGTGGATGTTGTTCCACACTTGCGGTTTGCCTTTGACGGGCAGGAGGATGCCTCTGACTTTGATCAGGTCGGCGGCCTGGATGCCTGATGGTTGGCTACCGCGGATGTGGATCGTGTATTCGATGGTCTGCGGGCTGGCGTTCTCCTCGGTCTGGTCGGTGGTGGAGGTTGGGGCGACCAGCGCCTGGAACGTGCCGACGCGGGCGGGTTTGCCCTGGATGGGGTTGCCGTCCGTGTCGGTGGTGGGCTGGCCGCGCCAGATTTCGATGGTTTCCACTAGGACGTCTCCCCCGTTGCCATGTCGACGCTGAACGCGCGTTGCGCGTTGATGCCGAGGATGCGTTTCTCGTCGTCGCGCAGCCAGAGATCGCCGGTGGGCGCTCCGAAACTGTATTGTTCGCTGAAGCTGCCGGTGGTCTGGTTCATCTGCGTGATGCCGCCGGGAATGTCGTACGGGTCGGCCTGCATGATCCTGCGGACGATGTCGCAGGTGATCTTCGTCAACAGTCGTGGCCGTTCGTCGAGGAGCCGCCGCCAGTTCGGGGAGCGTTCCTTGATGTAGTCGGTCACGTCCGCGAGATGCGTGTCGGCTTTCTCGCGTTCCTCGTCGGTGAGCTTGTGCCACCTCCGTTCGAGATCGTCGGAGGTGGCGAACATGTCGGGCTCGTCCGTCATGGTCACTTCTTGTCCGGCAGTTTGACCGCCCCGGCGGATACGAGGCCGGCGATGGTGTCGTCGAACTGTTTCGCCAACGTGTTGAACGCGGTGACGAGTTTGTCGAATTCGTCCTTGGTCGGAGTGTCCGCCGCGGCCTCGGCGATGTTGCTGTCGACGTTGCCGATCGCTTGTTCGGGCGCGTACTGCTTAATGCCGCCGAGGGTGTCCTCGCCGGCCGCCGGCAGCTCGTAGGCGCTGGATCCGGCGGAGAAGTCCGTGCCATCCTTGTTGACAAGGCTCACCTGCGCGTCCAACGGTCCGATCGCATGCTTCTTCTTACCTGACGGATTGACCACAAGGGTCTGGATGGGGAAACTCATCGTTCACCTCATTCCGTGGCCTTGAGTACGGCGAACGCCTTCGGATCGATGATCGCGAACGCGTACATCGCCTCGGTGCGGTATGCGATCTGGTTATGGGCCTTCAGGTCCACGCCGGTCTGGTCCGGATCGCCGTAGGCGATGATCTCGCTGGTCAGATCGCGGACCATGCCCCATTTGATGAGGCTGAAATCTCCCATGAACGCGAGCACCTTCGTCGGGGTCTTGGCCAGTCGGCCGTTGACGGTTCCGGAGATCGCGGCGGTGATGCCGTCCAGGCTGCCGGCCTGCAGGTTCAGCGGGATCTCCGGGTAGAAGCGCATGCCGGTGGAGGGGACGCGCAGCTTGCGCAGGCGGGACGCCCAGGTCTTGGACAGGGCGACACCGTTGATGTCGTAGGAGTCGTTCAGCGCGTCGGCCAAAGCGTCCACGTTGCCGATCTCATCCTCGGTGGCGATCACCTGCACGGCAGACGTGCTCAATGGGTCGAATCCGGAGAGCGCCTCACCGGTCTTGGGGTTGATCGCATGGTAGATCACGTAGTCGAGGGCGCGGCCCAGTGCGGCTGCCTGATCGGCCTGGATGCTGCGGATGATCTGCAGCTGGTTGTCCTCGTCGGCCCACTGGAGTTCGCTGGTGACGCGGGTGGTGGTCTGCACCTTGAAGCGCTTCGCCACGACGGAGTCCACGGTCTGCTCGTAGCTGCTCTTGACCGCGCCTTCGGCCACTACCTCGGCTTCGCTCTTGCCGTTGAACACGAGGTAGTCGGCGTCGGAGAAGATCTGTGGCGTGCTGGGGCTCAGGGACGCGATGGTGCTGGTGTCCTTGGCCTTGTTCACGATTTCGGTGGCCACGCTCACGGGGAGCTTGATCTGGTCTGTTTTCATCGCCATGATGGCTTGTCCTTTCGGATGGTTGGGTTATTCGCCTAGGAGCTGGTGGATGTACGAGAGCTCTTCGGCGTCCTTGTTGTTGTTCTGGTGCGATGGAGAGCCCGTCTGGTTCCTCACCTGAGGCGGCTTGGATGCCGGATGCAGCGCCGCGTGCAGGAGGTCCGCATGCGCCTCGAGTTCCTCCTTGGTTCCGCCGCGCAGCAGTTCGGCCGGAACGTCCTTGTCTTTGGCGACTTCGGACACCCATTCCGCGTGCTGCTTCTCGGCCGCGGCGTCGTCGATCTGCTTGCGCAGCGCCGCGTTCGATTCCTTGAGTTTGTCGATTTCGCTCTTTCCGGCGTTCTCCATCTCGTCGAGTTTCATGGCCTTGGACTTGAGCTCGTCGTAGTCCTTGTACTTGCCGCGCTCCTTGGCCAGTCGCTTCTCGACGATCTGGTCGACCTGTTCCTGGGTGAACGACCTCGGCTCACCGCCATCGCCACCGTCATTGGAACCGCCCTCGTCGCCACCGCCGTCGATGAGACGGATGTGTGCCGGGAATCGGAATCTGATGGACATGCTGCTCTCCTTTGCTGTTTCCCGTGGATTCGAGTTCGACCGCGCCACGGTGCGCTGTATGGTCCTCCCACGCGATACGGCGCATGGTCGCCGCCAACCTGAATGGCTGGCCGAGTGGTGGATGCAGGATTCGCACCTGCGCGGCTGTGAAGCGCCCGAGTTACAGTCGGGTCCATTCGTCTGCTCTGGCAATCCACCGAAATCAATGGTTTTTGGTAAAATAGAAGTACCGGAGGTCCCGTGCAGACTTGAAATAATAGCCTATTCGTGCGGGAGTGCCTCCGGGTTTTTATTGCAGCTCGATTTCTCTCATCCCGTTGTTGTCCAATAGGAACAAACGTCTGATCTTGTTTTTCTTATGCAGCGCGTTATAGCGGGAAAGTTGCGTCACCAGTTTCTCCGGAGCCGAGTATCCAGTGAGATCCACAATGAATGCATCCTTCACGACACCATGCTGCTCGGCTTTGGATACCGCTTTTGAGATGTTCTTCGAAATGGATCCGTAGTCTGGGCGTTTTTGCCGAGATGACTTAACCTCGCACTCAAGGTCTTGCTCAATCCATTTCAAGTCATTCGTCGATTTGTGCCCCAAAGTATCGCGTGGAATCCATTCGTAATGCTGTCCGAGTGACTTGAAATGTTCCAGGAACACGATTTCATGCATCTCAAGGACGTCTGCGTCTACTGGGACGCCAAGCGCCTTCTGCCTTCCATCCCATCCTTTCTTGCTTAATGATTTCTCGTCGCGCATGCCGGTGAAATCATGTTCGACTTTGAAAGACGCACGTTTCTTCGGCATGATCCCGTCGCTCAATTGCTTAGGGAACTTATGACGCATAACGAATGTGACGGCATTCGCGTCGGCCGAATCCAACTTGATTCCGGCTTCCTCGGCGGAGGACTTCCAATTCTTTCCCAATGCGTTGCCGTTGATGGCTTGCACGGCCTGATCGTACATGGCTTTATACTTCGCTTGGTCATAGCCGAAGATCTTGTCCTTGCCCCAGCTGCACACGGGAATGCAACGGCATTTGCCGTTATGGAAAGAGCCGCCGAAGTCCGCGCTTTCCTCACTGGTGTATGCGAATCCTCGGCTGGCGAGCATCACGCAAAATGCACAAGGATTGGAGCCTCGTGGGACGCGTGCCCATCCAGGATGCGTCTCGTCGGCGTCGCGGTTGTTCTGCGTGGTCAATCGTACAGACCTGCTCATCATGTCGGCAATGAACTGCTGCCAGTCGTCCACCGTCTTCAGGTCGGGCCAAAGGTCTTCAACAGTCAGCCCGTTGGCGTTGCCATGCTTCAAATTAGTGTAGTTATGCCCATTCCAATCGGTTCCAGTGAAACCGCCTACCTGACGGTATAGCACTTCATATTCGTCGCAAGTAGATGAGACGTAGGGCGGCATTTTGATGCCGGCGTATTTCTGCCACAGGTTCCTGGTGTCAGTGTAGTACCTGCGTGATCGTTCGGACGCATCGCGGGTGTACCTGAGCACTATGTCTTGTCGTTCCAACGGTTTCGCGGATTCCATCGCGTCGGTGGCGTCGTCTGTCAGATTCTCAAGATCAGTCTCGTAATCCCTATGCAGTTTCTCCAGTTTCTGACGAAGCTGCGCTTTCGCCGGTTCCGGCAGATCCAGATTGTTCAGATCCATCCGTCACCTCCGAGGACGCCGCGCTTCTGTCCATGAGCTGGTCGATGCGTTGTTCCGATTTCTGCCGTTGCTGGTCGGCGCGTAGGCGGGTGATTTCCTCGCGGGTCAGGCCGAGACGTTCGAGTCCGACATCGGAGTCGGCGTAGCCGGTGATCTTGTCGGCGATCTTCGTGAACGCGTCGGCGCGCGCCGCGTCGGAGATTTCCCTTGTGGGCGCCCATACCGGATGCACGTCGCGTATGGAGTCGGGTATCGTGTTCGCGCCTTCGCGCAATGCCACGGCGATGCCCATGGCCCGTTTGAGTTCCCGCCCGAAGGCCACGTTCTGCTTGTCGGCGATGCGCGTCAACCGTCGTTCGGCGGATGCCATGGCCTCGGCGCTGGTCGGATTGTCCAACGTGATGCCCAGATAGTCGACCGGCACTCGGGTCTGCGAGGCGACGAGCATGGCCAAGGTCTTGAGCATGTCCGAATGGGGCGTCATGGACGCCTGCTGCACCTGATGCAGTTGGGGAAGCTCTCCGTTCTCGTCCGCGGTGATCGCGTTGATCGCCTGGATGAGACTCGTCCATGTGTTGCTGCTGAACGCGTCCCTGTTCGCTCCGATGAACCAGAGTTTCGGAACGGAATAGAATTCGGCCGACGCCTCCATGCGGACCACGGTGCGGAATCCGGCGTCGACGAGGCTCATGAGCGAACGGCTGATGCGGCTGTGGCCGAATGGCCGGTCCATCTGCCTGTCGTAGGCGAGCGCGACGGCAGTCGGCTGGTCGAAGTTCGTTTCGATTTTCTCCGCCCGCCATGGGGTCAGGTGGCCGGAGCATTCGTAGACCTTGCCGGGGAGCCACACGTTGAACGCGCAGATTCGTCCGTCCTTGTCGTCCTCGGTGATGGTCAATGCCGCGGCCAGACGGTGGTTGCGTCGGTCCCAGATTCCAGCGGACCAGTCGGCGGAGCGTGGGATCATGCTGATCCGGTCCGGATTCTCCGGGTCTGCGGCGATGGTCAGGAAGCTGCATGAGTGCTTGTAAGCGGATACGATCAGTTCTGACGTGGCCACGTCCAATTGGTTGTCCTCGAACAGGTCGTTGACGCCCATCGTGTCGTCGCCGGATACGCTGAACCCTTCCAGGTCGCTCAGGTCGCTCAATGATCGGACGGCCAGTTCGGGCCATCCGATCATCGCCTCGACCTTGTTTTTGATCTGGTCGGGGATGGAGATTCCGAAGTCTTTGAATCGTTCCTTGCAGTCGTAGTAGGCTCCGCGGATCAGGTTGCGTGGGTATTTCTCACGCCACACGCGCAACAGTTCGTGGATGATGGGCATGTCCTCGTCGTCGACGCCGAGGATGGTGCCGACGTTTCCGCTTGCGGTGTCGAGGTAGCTGCTGCCGGTGAATTTCGGAGCGACACTTACCGTTGTGCCGTCGGCCATGTAGAACACCATCAGAACATCACCTCCTGTCGTCTTCCCGGATGTCGTTTCGTCGTGAACGCCCCATACAGGGCGAGAGTGGTGGACACGAGCGGCGTGATGTCGACATCACTGCCGAGTTTGTTCCAAGCGATCGCGCCGGACTGTCCAAGAGGCCGCGTGGTGGCGCCCTTGACGGCCGCGGCCAGCTGCGGCTGGTATTCGTCCCGCGGGTGCTTGAGCGTTCCGGCTTTGAGCATGTCGAGGAACCGGCCGCATGCTCGGCCCATCTCCTGCATGTTCGTGACCGTGACCTTCACATGTGCTTTCTTCAGTTCGGGCAGCAGGCTCATGGCGGGCGACTGCGCGTCGATGACCACGCTGGCGGTCTTCGGCCAATGTTCGGCGAGCCAGTCCACGGACCACATGGTTCCCGCCTGCCGCGCGTCCTTGATGTTCGCCATCTGGATGATTGCCGAACCGTCCGCGTACCGTAGCGCGGCTCCGATGGTCAGCACGCTCCTGTCCGGAGGCATGTCGATGCCGAAGCTCACCGTGCCGCCCTCGGGCACGTCGTCGATGGCCGCGGCCTGCCACAGGTCGGGACTGATGGCGTATGCGGTGGCGGTCTCGCCCCATATGCCAAGCGCCTCGCGACGGAACGAATCCTCCGACAGGTTGTTGCGCATGCGCATGATTGCCTGTTCGCTTGTACGTTTCGGATAGCTGGGATTCGCTTTAGCCCACTGTTCGCGGTCGTCCGAATCCGCGTCCTTGTCGGCGGCAAGCTCCACGTAGAGGAGGTTTCCGTCATGGTTCAGCGCGTGCATGCGTTTCTCCGTGAACGCATCGCACTGGTCTCCCGGCTTGGGTGGATTGCCCATATACACGACCAGGGGGTTAGGACTCGTGTTCAAAACCGGAATCATGTTGTCCATCGCGCGCACTGTGAGGATCTGCGCTTCGTCGAACACGGCCACGTCCACGCTGTGCAATCCTCGGCCGAAGCCGTTTTCGCGGGCGCCGAACATGATGCGGCTGCCGGACGTGAACGTGATCTCCTGTTGGCCGTTTGCTCTGCGGATGCGTTCCACGTACCGGCCGAGCACTGGATTATGCTCCATCTCGCACATGTCCGCGAATGTCTCGTCGCTGGTGCGCGTATGGTGGGCGGTCCAGATGGCTTTCAGGTTCGGTGTGAGTATCGCCTTGAGGAACAACGCGGTGCCGACGGTGAAGGTCTTGCCGATCTGCCTGCAGCTGGACAGCACGGCGCCGTCCGCGCCACACGCATACTTGCCTTCCGCGTTCTTGGCGAACAGAAGCCACAAGAAGCCCTGCTGCCACAAGTCGAAACGGATGCCGGCCTTGCGCGCGGCTTTGTTGATTCGCGTGAACTCGCTGCCGACGATGCCTTCCGGCTGGCGCAGGATCTTGGCGATCTCAGACAATCGACGCTCCGACATCGTCCGTCACCTCGTCTTCCTCATCGTCCAACAGGTCGGTCAGACCGCCGCCTTGGAGCGATTCGATGCGTTCGCATACGTCGATGAGCTGGCGGCTGATCGCAGGCAGTGCGTTTGCCGGTGTGGACGTGTCATCCATGGCCTTCTGCAGTCGGTCACGGTTGGCGCGCAGCATGTCCAGCATGCTGCCGTCCATCATCCTCTCGAAGCTCCGCTGGTCGAGATCCCTTTCCGGCTTCTGTTTCGTTTCCACGGCTTTGACGGGCGGCTTACCGTTCCGGTCCTGTGCGGGCCGGTTCTTTTTCCGACGCCGATAGTCTTTCTGCCTGCATTTCGCGGAGCAATATTTCTGTTGGCTGCCCTTGCCACTTGGCCTAAATTGCTTACCGCATACTTCGCAAATCATTGCGTTTCCTTCATTCCAAAACCAGTGAGGAACCCGAGTTCTTCGCGCAATCTTGTTGCAGCAGCTTCCGCCCGTGCAAGCGTCTTGAATGGACCTCTCTTGTATGCCTTCCTATTCTTGATAACCTCAACTTGCCATGCTTTTCGATCGTTACGCCAGTAGACACCACGGATTCCGGATTTGCTGTTCTTATTACAGGAAACACGATATTCGGAATTCTCCTGAACCGTTACTGCTCTCAAATGGTCTGAATTAACGCATGAACGGTTGTGACAGATATGATCAATCACCATCCCATCTGGGATAAACATGTTATGAGTCAATGCATATGCGAAGCGATGTGCCGGAACGGACGTCTTTGCCAGACGGAATGTGCCATATCCCTTTGGGTGATGAGCACCGTTCCATTCCCAACATTTACTAGGGTCAGTGCTTCTGAAGTATTTATTAAATCGTTCTATGTCAGATGCTGACGCTTTGAAAAAGGCCATATTCCGCCTTTCATTCAACGTATGCGTAACACAATTCGTTACGCTTAAATTTCAAGAGAAATATCGGCACTGCACCCGAGGCTCCCGTAAGGGGTATACCCGAGGTCCCCGCCCTGGTCATCGGAGGTCAGATACCGAACGTTTTGAACGGCATCGAGCTTGATTTCACTTCCTGTCTGCCAGCCAGCAGCGCTCGTGCGTGTTCGTCTGTCTTGTCGCTCTTCATCCTGTTGCATCTGCGGTGCGTGAGCCTGCAGTTCGCGAAGCTGTATGGATCACCACCGCGTGAGACTGGTATGAGCTCGTCGACCTCGGCACTCATCGGATGTGGTGTCTTCAATGTCTTGTCGACTGGCTTGCCGCAGATGGCGCACACGTCGTATGCGGCCAGGACTCTTGCCCTGAGCTGTCTGCGCCGCCAGCCGTTGCTGACACGCTCGTTGCGCCGCTTGCTCATGTGGCCTCCCACGCATGTATGAGCCCAGGGGTGCCGTGGATTTGCCGACGACTATCTTCGCCGTTGGCCTGCTGGAATGCCGGTATAGGGGCTCCCGTATATGGACACTCCCGTGTCTTGTAGGGGCTCCCCATCATCTGCGAATACCCCTCCCGGATTGTCAATACCCCTACCCCGGATTTGTTTCATGGGTGCCTTCGGCGGGATTCGAACCCGCGTCCACACTCGAGCCGCAAGGAAGAGGATCCGAAGATCTGCGACCGGTGCGATCTACCACTGATTCCTACGAAGGCATGGACAGGCGGATTTGAGCATCACCGCATCACGGAAGCACGGGATTGGCTTGCCTGCCACATTGAGGTATGCCCACTCTGACGGGAGTGGGCGGAGCGTGTCCGATATGCCGTTCGGACAGGACGGGACTGCAACCCAAGGAGTTAGGAGAATCCATGGCGGATATGAAAAGGGTTCAAACCAAGTCACCTCGGTTTGAACCCTCTAATCCACTGACAATTCTGCGTTGCACTTTCGATTTTGTCAAATCGAATCGCGTCGCAACACCTGCCGATGCACATCCGAAAGCCTGTACAACGGCCGTCCCTTCTCGCTCTCACCGGCCGGCTGGAGCCTGCCGCGCTTGCGCCACGAACGAATCGTGTTCGCATTGCACTGGAACCCGCACTCGCGCAGCAGCTCCGCGCACTCCCCCGCCGTGAACGCCCTGCCCGATTCGATGCACTCCCGCAGGAACCCCAATCGCACGTCGACCACGCGATAAGTGTTGCCGCACACCGGACAGTCAACACTTACCGCGCCGACCTCCGCACTCAGCTCCACGCCACACAGAGGATTCAGACACCTGCCGATACCATGCCTGGATGGCGGCACGTCGATGATGCTCAGCGTCTTGCGCGCCAACCGCTGCCAGTCATGCCAAATCAAACCGATGTCCGGCAGGCGGTTCAACCGCTGGCATGACCAGCATGCCTTGAGCATGTCGACGATGGGCGGGACCGCGATGCTCGTGGCCCATGGCATGGCCGGCGGCGCATACAATCGACACCACAACGCCGTCACCGCATCCTCGATCTCCTGCAGATGGTCAACGACCGAGAGTCTGATCGGCGTGGGCGCGGACGGCAGGTTGACACGTCCAGGCTGGTGACCCCCGTAATGCGCCGTCGAATCCAGAAACTCGCGCAGGGCGTGAATCCAGACGGGATAGTCGTGGATCCATCCCCTCAAAGCGGTCTCGCACTTGTCGCACATCGTGGCTTGAATACGGCACTCACCGCCGCACACACTACATGTTGAGGTCTCTTCCTGATTTTCGCCCATATGTTGCGATTCTAGCATTTCGGCCATCCTGAATCGAACATCAGTTCCATTTCGGGTATTCCCGCCCACGGGTCCGGATTGTCGGGATCCGGCCGCATCGTCGGGAACCCCTCAAGGGTCGAATAGTGGAATTCCCTCCCGCTCATGTCGGCGGGTTTGACGCTGATGGGCATGAGCCCGCATTCATGCGCGCCGAGATACATTCCGTCCGGGCTGATGCCGAGCGGTCCCGCGACCGTCTCCAATCTGATCGTGTCCGCCTGCGCGATGCGGCGGATCCGGATGAGCTGCCGGCCGAGGATAATCGCGGTGGTCAGGTCATCGCCGGTGATGATGCCGGCGTCCCATGACTGCCAGACCACGTCACGTTCGCTGAAGATCCACCGTCCGCATGAGCAGACGGCCGATACGAGGTGCGCCGGATTGCCCGGTGGCGCGAGCCGGCGCATCCACAATGGTGGTTTACGACTCATCTCGCCACCAGTCGATGAGGTCGGTGATCTTCCAAGCTGTTTCGAAAAAGCATCAGCATGACGAATCCCAGGATGAGCCCGGACACCTCAACGAGAAGACCACCAAGTTTTCGGATGATTCCCATCATGATTCCTACCCTTATCCGAGGCTTCGTTTGATCGATTTCCAGATCTGGTCGAGTTCTCCGTCCGGCAGACCGCTCACACGACCGCGCTGCAGCAGATCATCATGAATCTGCCGTTCGTTCTCCGGATGGTTCTTCAACCGTCCGTACGCCCAGGCGTGCAATGTGCTGTTGCGTTGGCCTTCCGGCACCGGCGTCATATCCGGCGTCCCCTGCGAATTGGACGCGGCCGGCCTGTCGGCCATGACATCATCCAAGCTCAAAGCGGGCGCCTCCGGCTTCGGCTCATTCGTATATCCGAAATCCTTGAGCATGCGCATGATTGCCTCACTCGCCTCCGGCACGACATCGGCCGGCAAATCAGCCAGCTCGTATCGACTGCCGTTGACGACGCTGCCGGGACCAAGCACGTAGCCTTTGTTGCTGACGCGCAGGTCGATTGGCAGGTTCTGCTCGTGCACGGCGTTCTTCAGCAGGGTGACGTCCATGCCGGCGGGCATGCGATAGTACAGGTGCACGCCATGCGGCGTCTTCGTCATCAACGTGGCCGGTAGTGCGGTGGAACCGTAGTCGCCGGTCAACGCCTGCAGGCACTGCCAGCCGTCCGGCCCGTCCGCTTCGGACGGCTTGTCGCAGTCGATGACGAAGCACTGGCCAAGCGGGACGACCGCATACCTGTCCATCGATTCGGTCACGATCGTCGAATCCACATGGCTTTCGGACGAAGGGTTCAACCGTTTCCACGACAATGAGACCTTCCCGTCGACGGGACCGCCCTGCCTGCGCGCCTTGCCCTCGCATGGGGCGAAGCCCGCCTGTCCGTCCAACGCGGATTCGACCAATGCGGCCATGTCATGACAGCCGCCGACATCATCCAGTGGTATGAGGCTGTCGCGGTTCGGTTTCGACAATGCGGTCTGCCGCCAGTCCGTGGCGGTTTCCTCGGCTTCCGTGCCGAGAGCGGCCTTGCGATACACGTCGAAACGCTCACGGTTGACGACGCGGACGACGCGCGGCTGCCCTTTGCCGGGCAATGCACGAGAACGTGCATTCACCAAACCAAGCACATCCATCAAAGACTGCGGAACGGTCGTATGGAATTCCTTACGATAATCACCCTTCACGGCCACCGGATCTCCATACTGTCCCTCATTCGACGCAATCTCACTGATCAGCCAATACATCTCATCGCTGATATTGCGCGCAGGACTCAGATTCACAATCTCCGGCTCGTCCGACCGCTCCCACAACCGGCACGACAACACGAAGAACGCTGCGGGATGCCGATGGCAGAAACCCTCGATCGCATGATATTCGTCATACGAACGACCCTTCGACTGGTGGAATTCCACCTTGATGAAACGACGCACGTCCGAATTCTCGGTGGAATCCGCGAACTGCATGTTCGTCAGAATCAGCATCGTCGCGGTCGGCGTCATCACACGATAACGGCCACCAGTCACACGGGCGTTCACCTGCGAGCCGGTCGACAAGGCACGTAGCAAGGGGAGCATGTCCTCAGTGACCGCGCAAGCCTCATCATCAATGGCGAAAGCCTTGCCGTCCATCTCATCATTCATGCTCTCGCGGCCAAGCGTGTAGCCGCCACCATTGCAGTACGATTGCACGCTGAAACCTGGAAACACCTTGCCGACGCCCAACACGCCGAGCAACGCCTGACGGGCGATCAGCGTCTTCCCGTCACCGCCATGCCCGGACAGGATGTAAGACAATTGTTTGAATGGTTCGAGCCATGGTGTGGCAAACATGCGACAAAGATTCGCATAGGACTTCTCATCCACCGTCAGCCATTCGAGAATGCGCTTCGCGTCCTTCAAAGCCTGATTGCCCATACCGGCAGGAGAGAAAGTCTGTGTGACCGCGATATCCGGCTCATCCTGCAGGCAGACGACTTTACCATTACGCCGCACCCACACGCAGGGGTCGCAGCGTACGCCGCGTTCGACCTGGTCGAACCATTGGCTCCGCTTCGCCTCGCGCATAATCGCGCACGAGTAGAGCAGGTTGCGTTCACTGCTACGAGCGTTGCCGCCGATATGATATTCATCCTCGATGGTCTTGACCGGATGCCAGGAGTTGAGGATGAGCCGTTCGCCCTCATGGTCGGCCATGTCGGGGTCTCGACGCCAAAGCCTGTCCTGTGACGGGCAGTAGCGTAAATGGCCTTCGCGGAGTTCCCAGATGGCTTTCTGGTAGCCTGCGGCGACTACCGGTGCTTTTTTGCGATTGTCGGTTTCGGTGCCGCCTTGGCAGACGAGTTGGAGGTTCTGTCCGGTGATGGTCGTGACGATGGTCATGTCGTTTGCCGGTGTGAACGTCAGTTCAAGCAGGTGGAAGATGCCTGCGAACTGGGCTGGCAGAGTGTCGACCGGTATCGGCTGGTATTTGCGGTAGTCCCTCATTTTTCACCTCCTTTTTTTGCTGTACCGTTCCATGCCCATAACACACAACACAAAAACAACAAAAATAAATACATATATAAAAAACAATGGAACATTGGTTGTTTGTTTATATATGGTTGGAATTCCGGCACTTTCGCTGTGCCAACGCTTTGGCACAGAATGGCACATGTGCCGTTTTTGATGGTGGGACCATGTTCCACCGTGCCAACCTGTGCCGTTCCCATAGGTTTCCTCTCGAAGAGTTTCATCATGTTTGGAACAGCGCCCGCCATGCCAGTTGTGGCTGCAGTGGACGCTGTTCCCTTCTAAACCAGTCGAATTTGACGGGTTTAGAATTCAGGCTCTTGTCCGCTGCCTACGCCGAGCGCGTTGACGACCTGGTCGACCGGCTTGCCGAGGAGTCCCGCGATCTCCTGCACGTTTTTCCCTACGGCCTGCAGTTGCGCGGCCTGCTGTTTTTCCTGCATGGTCAAGCCTGCGGGCTGACCGATCGTGACCGGCTGGCCATAAGAGGCCTGTTGGGGCTGTTGCGGCGCGTACTGTTGTTGTCCTGCTTGCGGGTCGTTCATCGCGGTGGTGAGGTCGGCGGTCTTTTTCGGCGTGACGACGTAGTCGTAGATCTTCGCGTCGTTGTATCCGCGGGTTTTCGCGGGCTGTGTACGGGCGAACGTGGCTTTCAGACGGTCGCCGACGTTCGGATGGTCTCCGACTCCGGCCTGACGGCATGCGAGACGCAATTGGCCGATGTTGTAGCCCTTCACGTACACGCCTCGGATGCCGCTGTCGCCGATCCGGTTGGGATCCGTCATCGTGGTTTGCAGGTGGATGACGACCTGCGGTTTCGGCTTGCCGTTCGGATAATACAGTGGTTCGCCGGTGGTGAAGTCGGTCTGCTGCTCCGCGCGGATCTCCACGATCTCGCCTTCGACGGAAGTGCCGATCGGATCGTCCTTGCTGAACGCGCTGGGCGCGCCTCCCTGCATCACGTCGTCCAGACTCAACGACTCCGTGGCCTGCTGCTGCGTCTGCTGCGGATGGTATCCCGCGCCGCCCTGTTGGCTGAATCCGCCGCCGTAGTTGTTTCCGTACATTGTTTATTCTTCTTTCTGTTCTGTTGTGTTGTTGTAGGTGGATTCCAGCAGGCTTGTGGCCTGCCGCCATTTGTCCGGCAGTGCCGGATATTGGTCTTGGTTCAGTTGGGCGAGGTCGCCCAGCTGGTCGTCCGGCCATGTGCCGCATTGGAAGCAGTGGGTCGGGCTGGTGGGTAGCGCGTGGATCCATGCGTCGCGCATGTCGGTGCCGTCCGATTCCTCGATGAGGTCGAGGAGGTTGGCCATGAGTTGCGCTCGGCCGAGCGCCCACTTGCCGGGTTTGGGGTCGAAGTCCATTTCGATTGGTAGCGCGTCGTTGAGGCTGACGCTGTTCCTGGGCAGGAAGTAGATCGCGTTCCTTTTGCAGGGTTCGCCGTCGTTCTCCAGCCCGATGCCGTATAGGCTGGCTTGGACGCGGTATTGTTGGCTTGGCCCGTTGGCTTTAACGTTGCGTAGCGTGGTCGTGCCGGTGATTTTCCAGTCGATGGTCATGCCGGTTTCCGCGTCGTACAGGTCGATGCTTCCGTGGACTCGGCTCATGCCGTGCAGTCCGTGGATTGCGCCAACGTCGACTTGTCTTTCGGCCTCGAAGCGTTTCACGGCCCACGGTTCTACCCCATCGTCGTCCGGGACGGTGAATTCGTCCTTGCGGTTGTTGAACAGGTGTTCGAATCGTTCGTGGACGCATGTGCCGATGAATGGCAGCCATGCGGCCGACTGGCGTTTGTCCCATCCTGCGAGTCGGGCGGCGAGGCAGTGGAGGCAGTCGGTGCCGAGCTCCGATGGTCCGATCTCCTTTTGCAGGCTTCTCGGCTGGTTGGTGATGTGGTCTTCGATGATGCCGCGGATTTCCGTCCACTCCTCCGACTCCGCCGTGGGCGCTGGCATCTTTCCTGGTGCGGTCTGGTTTGCGGCCATGACGGCTTCAAGGTCGAGTTGTGAGCTCATTTCATGTCCTCCCCGTATTCTTCGTCGAGGCGGGCCCGGAGGAACGCCGCTAGGCTTCCCGTCTCTTGCACGTCGATGATGTAGGCGTCGTCGAGGAATCCTGGTGCTTTGTCGTAATGGTTGAGCGTCCTGCTGAGCGCGCGGTCGACTGCTTTCTGGCTGATCGGGATGCGCATTATTCGACCACCAGGCTTGCCGCGCCGACTTTCACGCAATCCTGCAAAGCGTTTTCGCCGACCTGTTTGATGATCGCGGACAATGCTTTTGGTTTGATCTGGTAGCAGTCCGCGTACTGTTGGATGGGGAAGTGTTTTTCGAATGCGCTGGCGTCGAGGTTGCGTTTGCCTTTCTTGATTTTCACGGTCAATGGTCCGGCCGCGTATTCGCCGGGCTCGCGGTTCTCCATGAGTTCGGCTTTCAATCCGTCGGCTTCTTCCTGCAGGTCGGCGATGCGGCTTTTCAGTTCCACGTATCGTTTGGCCAATGTTTCGAGGTTCTGCGCGCTCATTTGCTTGTTCCTTTCACGATGATGCTGGTTTTGGTGGGGATGACGCTGGTCTGGTGGTGCGGGTAGGAGCGTCGGTGCGTTTCCACGACGTCGAACGCGGGCGTGGTTCGCATGGCCGGCCCCAATGGTCCGCACGTGCGGCAGTACGGCATGTGTCCCCTCTGCTTGCTCATTCCACGTCCTCCACTGTCGATTGCGTCATGCCGTCGTCTTCGGTGGTGTGATTCGTTTCCTTGCACCGTCGGCTGACGATCGCGATGTCGCAGGTCCTTGGATTGCGTAGGAGCCGGCTGATGGCCGCGCCTTCCTTGACGACGTTCTGGCAAATGTCGATGCATTTCGCGACAGTTTCGGCAGGCGTGCCCATCAGACCCTTCTTTTCGATTGTCTGGTCCGCTTTGTCGATGAATGCCGCGGCTGCGTCGCCGATTTTGCTGGCCGCCGGGTAGAGGCTCGCGAGGTCGGCGCTCATGTCCTCGTCGTCGATGAGGGTCTGTACAACGTATTCACTGGTGTTTTTCATGGTGTTTTCTCCTATCTGGGTATGTATTCCTGTTTGAAGTAGATGCTGGCCCTCGTGCATGGCGTGTATGGCTGGCCGTGCCATGTGAGCGGGTCGCCGCTTTTCCGTTTGCGTGGCCTGCCGTGCGCGCCGAGCACATACTGGTCGGGACGGTGCACGTGCACGCTGGCTTCGATGATCTGCCGGTCGTCCCGGTAGGCGACGCCGTTCAACGCGTCGGTGAACAGTTTCGCCAGATTGTCCCAGTCACGTCCGCGCCGTGTTGCCGTCCAGAACGTGAGCGTCAGGCAGACTGGCCCTTCGTAGGGTGGCAGGCGGGGATACTGGTTGCGCCATTCCGAGTACACGCGGTTCTCGGCTTCCCGCGTCCGCGTCGGGGTGATGCCGTGTCCCTGGTAGACGCGTGGACGACCTTTCGACTGCGGGTCGCCAGGCACGGTGAGCTCGCACACCAT